ATCTCGCGTCGGAGCGTTTCCTTGGCCATACGCTTGGCTTCGTCGGTGTAGCGGAACACTTTCATTCGAGCGTTTTTGCGGACATTCCCGCGCGCCTGTTCCTCTGCTGTCAGAATGTGGCGGCTCATCGTCTCGCTCTCCTGACCAGTCCCAGACACGCCAACGCGAGCACGAACACGGCCCATGACGCTGGTTCGGAAACAGAGGTCGCCACGGTCGGAACCGCGCCCATAATCGGGCCATATACCGGCATCCAGACCAGGGGCACGGGGACGAACGTATCCACGGGTATAGGTGGCAACGTCCACCAGACGACGCCTCCCACGGTCACGCAGGACAGCGCGGCGACACTACCAGCGACGATGTTCGGCAGACCCTTGGCGATCGGTGCTGGCAACCACCGCCAGACCCACCAGCAACGGACCCGGACGTGCGTGCGTAGGAGGATCATTCGAACAAATCCCTGTCTCGCGGCGGTTTCGGTTGGTTCGTTCCCCAATTCGCTTCGCACATGGCATCGCACCACCATTTATAGACTTCGGTGCTGTCATCGGGCGGACTGATCGGCAATCGTCGAGTTGGCTCGAATTTCCCGCAAAACGCGCAACGATAATTGTTCACTCGAACAACCCCATTTCCGGCGGTCCATCCGTCTCGACGTATTCCGACCGCAACCACGAGTATTCTCCATGTCCGGTGAACAGAACAGAAACCGTCCGTCCGTCGTTGGACCGATCGCCCGTGACGCCGGCCAGATCAGCGATGTCGGGATTGGCATCGCGACCCGCGTCGGAGAGACGGACCTTCGTGCCGGGGATCATTGCGTCTTCCTCCGTTCGTCGAGCATCGCCGTCGCTTCCCGCACCTGCCGCACGGTCGGACGCCAGCCCATTTTCCGATACAAGCGATACTGAATCCGGTCCATTCGCTCATTCACCGCGAGAAGTCCGTCGAGCAATTGAAGCGCCTCGTCGGTCCATTTCTGCTCACTCACTGATCTGTCGCGCCCGAGGTCGTGTTATGTGCCTTCCGCGCGTGCTTGCCGGTCAGCGGTATGCCACGGTCGTCGAACTCAAGCGCGTCCATCTGTTGCCGCGTCCTGTGCTCCCGGTGCCAGATTTCCATCTCCGTCGCGATCCGGAACGCGCTGCTGACCTGTGCGCGGTCGGTCTCAGGCCGGGTGCCGAGTTCGATTTGCTGCAACCGCAACATACACCAGATACGGACAAGCATCGCCGCGTCCCGGTCGTGAGCGGCCACCGTGAACACCGGCTCCCCGGGTTCGGTGACAAGAACAAACTCGTCGGTCATTGTGATGTCGCGTCCTCGATATCCCGTGCGATTTTCCGCCGTAGCCGTGCCGCCGTGAGTTCGTCTGGCATCGGATCATCCCTCCCCAAACAGTGCGTCGCCGGGCGGGAACGCGACCGGGACTGGCACGCTATCGAACAGCCCGAGGTTCTGTGGCGCGTGCCTCTGCACCAGTCCGTGCAGCATGTCCGTCAGAACAGCCTCGCGCGGGTGCCCACGAAGCCCACGGAGGCTCGCCGTGACGTTGGCCGGGTCAGACCAGCTACGGACGGCATCGGCACGCTCAGACGCCACACGAGCGGTCCCGGGCCAGATGCCGCGAGCGTCAGGGTATATCCCCTTGCTGTTGAGCCAATAAGCGGTTTTCGGCCCCGGTTGTCCGTTCGAGTCGGTCAAGATCATTTCGACCACATGCTCTGGAACGATGTCACTACGAAAGCCCGATTGCGCGCGGCGGTTCTGGTCCGAGAACCAGCCCTCGAGCGCGGTCTTGAGCATCGAGAACGCCGGGAAAAATTCGCATCCATCCACGACGACGGACAGGCTCGCATCGGTCAGGCACATGGACGGCAACTCAGTCGCCAGTTTCGATGCGTAAAGACCGATCTGCTCCTGCGTCGGGGGTGTCCTGCCCCCAGAGGTCAATAGCGCCAGTCGCGTGACCCAGGAAACGGCTCGCTGTAGGTCTGTCTTCGATGGTTGCGCCATGGGGATATAACTCATCCAGAGGGGTCAGGAGATCGAGGCGCAGATCGCGGACCATCCGCGTGGCGCCAGTATCGTATCGGTCGTGCTGAACGCAAACAGGCGCGGTATCGGTTTCGTATTGCCACCGTTCCTGGTTGAGCCATGTCGCCGGGTGCGGTTGATATTGCCGTTCGGAGCTGAATGCGTAGTGGATAAGTCCGTCGATGATCGTCTCGGGATCGGCGCCCATGATCGCCTTGGACCATGCGAGACGGGCCATTTTTTTGACCGTCTTCCTCGGATAGAGTGACCAGAAACGATCAAATTGGCTTGTATGAGCGGAAATTTCGCTCATATGTCGGAATCCGAACGGAACTTCCGCTCAGTCATGGTATTCATTACCTCGGTGTTCATTCGCGGCGTTCCTCTCTCTCGGTTCGGAGGACACGCTTGCGAAAACCAACTGGCGCTTGTATCTCGGCGCTCAGAGCGGTCGTCGCAAACCCTGTGACCTCCAGGGTTAAGGCTTCAAGCGGGATGGGTTTCGCAGGCCCATCCCCACCGTTCTTATGACAGCAACGTGAACCTGGACCGGGGCATCGTCAAGCGGTTTGACGCCACTTCGCGCGTTCCCGACACGCCGACCGATACTCGCGGCGGATCACGTCCTCCAGGCGGTCAGGCATCGATATCAGCGTGTAGCCGAGAGGTGCGAGATTCTCACATGCCTGTCGGATGTTCTTGCCGTCGATCTCGTAGACGTTGGTGCCTAGGCACCTGAATATGCGGATTGTCTCGCCATCCGGGCCATCATCGCGGAGGAATACATCGCCGTCATCGGTCCAGACGCGGCGGCTGCGGTGAGTATGGGTAGTCATTGGATCAACCTTCCCCGACCAGAGTGTAAACCGTCCGGTAGTAGCGGCATTGCCCCTCGCCGCCACGGTAGCCATTCCCGAGCCTCAGAACCTCGTTCTCGGTCTCGGTGTTGATCAGCTTGCTGCCGGAGAGCGCGCGAGCCATGCGATAGGGGATCGTCCCCTCGAACGCGAAATATTCAACGCGGTAGGTTCCGGGTTGGCATTCGGCGGTCGCGGCGTCATCGGAGTTGATGACCAGAGTATCGGTCTGGGTCTGTTTGGCTTTGTCGCGAAGCCAGTTCAATTCGTTCGCCATCTTCTGTCTCCGCCCCTGGTGATCCGCGAGGCGCCGGCCGTGGAAGCACCTTGGCCTAACCGTATAATTCCGTCAAGCGATTATTTTTCCTTGCGCCAATTATCTACGAGAATTACGTTGGCGAGCGGATAATTCAATATGTGAGAGGTCACACCAATGCCAGGGAAACTCCAATGGTCCGACGACCGGACCCAATACGTCACCGCGCGCCGACAGGTCGGTATCCCGTGGGACGCGATCGCGATGGAAATGCGCCAGAAATGGCCTGGCGAGCGAATATCCAGACAGGCCATATGCAATCACATGCGCGATCTTGGCCTACTCGAATCGATGTCCTGGCCGAATGTCCCGATCCGCCTGGTATCGCAGGCTTCGCCATGGAACCAGGCGACCGTCGATGTCGCGGTGAGTATGCGGAACCAGGGCAAACTCTGGCGCGAGATCGAGACAGCCACGGGCATCGACCGGCAGGCCGTCGCGCACTATCTCCGCCGCCAGGGGCTCATTAGCAAAGCAGCGGACAAGCCGATCCGGACCCAGCGGCCAGTCCACGAAATCAATCCCGAGTTTCACGATACGCGATGGGCCATGCCTCCCGGGCATCCCGTGAGTTGGGGCGCGATTACCGACGGCACATGCCTCGAAGGGATCGCATACCCATGAGCATTTCACCCTCATCATGGCCAGCGGACGACGATCAATCACTCCGGGAATTGTGGTCCAAGGGACTGCCCTCGGTTGATATCGGACGCATCTTGCACCGGACGAAAAATTCCATCATCGGTCGCGCTCATCGTCTGAACCTGGAACGCAGGCAGTCGATATTCGTCAACGTCGAACTCTACGGCCCACCGACCAGGGCGACGTGGCGCGATCGGGTCTCACGCGCGGCACAGCAAGAGCGTAGGGACGTGCCATCGCCTAAACAGGCATCAACCCTGCCACCGCTCAAGAGCGGCCTGGAACCGCATCCCAAGCCCACCGTGCTACGGATCGTCAGAACCAGACCGCCGGCGCCTCGTCTCTACGTCCCCCAACGCCCGCTGCCACCGACTGACGTGCAACCCCCACGCCCCGAACGTGTCCAGCGGCCTCCCGTGTTCGCCGGCGCGTGCTGCTGGCCGATCGGGGAACCTCGCGCGGCTGATTTCCGTTTCTGCGACGAACCGCTGACCACGCACCGGAATTATTGTGAGCAGCATCACTCGATCGGATACGTTAGGCGATCGGACCCGTTGACCTACGCCGCCGACTGACGCACAAAAGGAAACGGGGTGCCGAAACACCCCGCTTTCAACGAACCAACTCAGCCCGTTCGCCCCCACGTGACCGGGCTTTTTCTTGTCAGAGTGTCAGCCTCACGATCCCATCTCTCCAGAGCAGCGATGGCAGAACGCAACGCCTCGCGTTCCGGTTGCCCGATTGTGGGGCCTCCCACGGGATAGAGATCGTCAATTCGTTGCAGCCAAACCCGCGCAGCTTCGATCACGGCTCGCTCACGATCGCTCATGCCACCATCCCCGCGTCAATTCGCGCCTGCATGGCGCACTGCTGGCAATACGGCTCAACTTTACCGTCCTCGAACGTAACCATCTCGGTCGCCGGTTCGCGGCAGCCGATCCCCTCACAGAACACTTCGATCGTGCCCTCGTGGCACTTCTCGCACCGCCCGGCGTAGGACACGTCCGGATCGTTCCCCCCGTAGCGGGACTTCCAGAGCCGCCCCTCGCCGTCGCATTCATCGCAAATCCGCATGATGCTCATGTCAGTCTCCTAAAGCCACGCGGCCCAAATCAGTGACGCTGGCCGAGGCTTTCCCGCCAGAATAATAAGCCGCCCGCATCAATCCACGCTCCAGAAGGGTCTGCACTTGGCGCGTGACCGGCTCGCCGTCGATCAGCCACGTCCAGCGATAGCGGATGCAAACGCCCTCGATGTGGTCTTTCGTCATGACCACACGCTGCTTGTCGGTCAGTTTCATCTCATGTCTCCTGTTGGCCGAAGCCGATGGGTCAGAAACCAAGCGTGCGGCAGGTATCAACGGTGTGTTCACCAATCGCCGCGATAATCTTGCTCATGAGAGTGATCGCGTCGTTCTCGGTCACGCATCCGAAGTTTTCGCCGTTGAGCCGAACGTCATAGACGCGCGACCCGTCCGAAAGCCTATCTTCGATGATTTGAATTGTGTGTTCCATCTGGTGTGCTCCTGCTGTAAGGGAGTTGTCGCACATACAGGTTAGTCGGTCAACAGGAAAATGCACATACGAAAGATAATTCGTGCATACGGTTTGCGGGTGTCCTATATGACGAACATACATCAGGACAAAGGCCATGAGATCAGCCACGAAAACCAAACATACACAGGCGTTTACGATGCGAATCCCACATGAAACGCTCTCGGAACTGCGGCTTGTGTCCAAACATACGAGGCGCCCAATCGTTCAGATCGTGCTGGATGCAATCGGCGCGCACATACAAAGGCCAATGGTAGAGCCACCGGTAGAGCCACTGTTCGGCACCGACGCATGAGCGACTGGAAAGCTCCGTTCATGACGCCCCAGGCCGTCGCGGACCTCGAACGCCTCTGGTGCCACACCGAGACGCCGCAAACGCAAATCCGCGCCATGCTGCTCGCTACGCACGGCGTCGATATCAGCCCCGAGGAACATGCTCACAGGCGCGGCCTGCTGCGACTCCATGCGAAGAACCAGGCCAGCAGGACTGAACGCTACCAGATGGCGTCCCTCGCCCGTGAGCAGGCCCCAGGACGGCGACAGGACAACCCGGTGCGGAAATCATCGACCCGCTACCCCGCGCCACCAGGAGGATTCAGGATCGGACAATGACCAAATCAGAAAAGCGCGTCCTCGCGATGCTGAATGACGGCGATTGGCACCCGGAAAGCGAAATCCGATCGTCGCGAGCGTTGCTCGAACGTCTATGGCTCGCAAGCATGATCGAAGGAGGTATGTACGGCGTCGGCTCATACCCTGAACATCGGCTATGGCGGAAATGGAACAACCCACAAAACCAAACCCCCGATGCCACTTGACACCGGGGGAAGGGCTTTCTAGGCTTTCGGGGTCGCGAGGGCATTGCAAGTGCCGTTCGCGGGACCAACGATGTCGGAAGCATGCGTTGATCTTGTGAGACGGATTATAGCATCCCTCTCCCCCAAATCAACCCTTCCGAATAAACAGCGTGCGCGCCCGCGAAAGCGCATCTGCCGGTCTTTCTCAACGCGGCAACCGCCGCCAGGGACGATCCCTGGTGAACTGCACCACTGCCCCGACTGGCCTACGCAAGGGCAACTGCAAGCGAGGGAGAGAAACCGCTCGTGAAGACCCGGGCACCCGCCTATCAGGCGGCATTTCTAATGATGACCCGGCTTAGAGTAGCTATGTTCGCTCAATCATCACAAACACAAAACGATGGAACCATTTAAGGAGGCATAACATAGGTTTATGCCGTTTTGACTGAGGCTGATCGGTCTTCTGACCCAAAATCAGGGAAATGAGCCGATCCCTCCCCTTTATCCTTGAAAACAATCATCTTCCTTCTAACACGATCAACTCCACCGGTAGGAATACGCTACCCAATGCCGTGATGGTTGATCTAGTGCGCCACTCCGCAGGATCGTCCAAAACACTCCGAATGTGCCGCACATGAGGCACCCGATGACCAAAGGACCGCACCCATGAGCAAATCAGCCGCTCAGAAACGAGCGGAACGATCCGACCTGAAACCACTGCTTGCAGAGGAAAATCGCGAACGAACGGCAAAAGGTTGGAAGACAATCAATATGATGGCGTTCAAGGCCAAACTGAAAAGGGAACGAGCTAAAGCGACGAGAACGCCAGGATATAACCCAAACGACTGGAAAATCAGGGAAATTGACCCGCGTTATGGCAGACTAACGCTCATCGCTAACAATGGGAAATGACCGTGAAATACGAGATTAGCTGCGAGGCTGGAGGCACCTATCACACTCAGTATTGGGAAGGTCGAGCATCCGAGTTCGATAAGATCGTTCGGGCATACTGGAGAACGATCGTAACCACGGGAATGCTGCCCGGTAGCGATAAGAAGGTCTACAATGCTGTTTTCACGCGCGGGAGTGTTTCTACCCTTGAGTGGGACCCGAGATGCCCTGAAAAATGACCGGAACCCGGATAAACCACTTGACATTCCCCGTAAGCAAAGCTAACGCGACCCCGTGCTCGACACCATCCCTAGGGGTTCAGACGCATCAAGACGCGCTGAATCCAGCGGCAGCGACCCTTGGTTCTGCATATGGACGCAGCCAAACCAAGAACATACCGCATATAACAGACTGAAAATGCAGGGATTTCCCGTTTTTCTGCCAATGTTAGAGCGCAGACTTCCGAATCGGCATAAAGTCATCGAGCCTTTGTTCAAAAGATATATGTTCGCCAGCCCGGTCGAAGGCTTCTGGTCCTCGATGCGATCGACGCGCGGCGTCTCCGATGTCCTACGCGATCCGAACGGCAAACCCTACGAGGTCGCGATCCGAGACGTGGAACGCCTCATGAGCGAAATCGTCGTGCAGCCAATCCGAGCCGCGACCATTAAAGCCGGGACAGTCCTCCGGGCGCTCTCCGGGCCAATGGCTACCCTCACCGGGACATGCGTCCTCGATGCCGGCGAACGGGTGAAACTCCTGCATACGCTTTTCGGCAGGCCGGTAGAGAAGTGGTATCAGCCCGAAGACCTGGAAGCCGCGTGACATGCCGCCAGTAAGCCAAGCCCAACGAGCCGCCATGCACGCCGCAGCCGAGGGAAAATCCACACTCGGCATTCCTAAGAAAGTCGCGCGTGAGTTCGTCGCCGCCGATAAACCCGGAAAATTGCCCGAAAAGGCAAAAGACGAACGCAACAAAAACCGAACCGCTGATCGAGCCGTCGCCCGAATCAGCAAACCCAGCCCGGTCAAATAAACAAACCGGCGTTGTCAGAAGGAATAACTTAAATGGCTGGTTGGTTGACCAATGGCATGACAAATCCGGGGGCCGTAGGAGTTCCCAACTACCTCAGCTTCGGTGCCGGCGCGGGTCTCATCCCCGTCGATACCCAATTCCCGAGCGGCGGCGTCCCGCAGACCGTCGCAGTTTCCCTGACCGCGCTGACCGCCTTCGTCGCCTCGATGACAGCGAGCACCGCGACCTCCACAGTCCACGCCGCGACACTCAACACTCAAGGCGGACTTATCACAACCGAAGCACTTACAACCGCAGCGGGTGCCGACTACACGTTCACACTCACCAACTCGCTGCTCGTCGCCGGATCGCCGTCACCCTCCGTCTCAATGACCGGATTGACAAATACCGCAGGACAGATCACACTCAAATCCATCACGAACGCCGTCGGATCAACGGTCATCATCTGGACCAACACCGGCACCGCCGCCTTCAACGGCACAATGCTCATCGCGTTTCATATTTGAGGAACGTCTGTTTAGACGTGTTTAGATGGCGTTAGGTAAGAAAACAGGCGGACGCCAAAAAGGTGATCTGAATAAGCGTAATCGCGAAATTGCCGAAAAGGCTATTAAGGAGGGAATTACCCCTCTTGAGGTTATGCTCAAAGCAATGCGGATGAGCGCCGACGAAGGAGACTGGAAGGGAGCGGCTGCTATCGCGAAGGATGCCGCTCCTTACATGCACCCGAGGCTCGCATCGGTTGAGCAGACTGGTCCGAACGGTGGTCCGATGATTACCGAGACGATTTACCGTTGGGCGCCTCCTTCGCCGCTTCCATCAGCATGACAGTTCAATTCGTCACTCTCCCATTTACGCCGCGCGAGTGGCAAATGCCGCTCATCGAGGACCGTGCGCGTTCGATCGTCGCCGTGGTCCATCGTCGCGCTGGCAAGTCAACTGCGTTCGTCTGGCGCGGGTTGCGTCAGGCGCTTACCGAAGACAGACGGCATATTCCAGCGTCGCGTCGTAACATGAAGGCGGATAAGCCTCGTGTCGTGCATGTGCTACCGGCGCAGGTCATGTGGCAGCGCACTGGCCTTTGGGACAAAGTGGCGCGAGCCGCTGAGATGATCCCCGGCGCCGTCGCGATGAAGTCGGTGTTGAGGGTCGAATTGCCCAACGGCGGCGTCTACCAGTGCGGCGGAATGGACAAGCCTGACAGTTGGCGCGGTGGTTACGCCGACAGCGTGATTGAGGACGAGGCGGACGATGTGATCGCTAGTGGCCTCGATATGGTGATCGAGCCGATGCTGTCGGACTACGATGGCGCGCGGGTCAAGATCGGCACGCCAAAGGGCAACGGACGGCTCGCGGCGGCTTACGATGCGGCAGGTCATGATCCTCACGCCTCGCGCTATCTCCTACCCTACACCGCCACGCACGCCTTGGATGAGGCGCAGATACAGCGGCTGCGTGACACGCTAGACGCCGAGGAATTTGCCCAAGAGTTGGAGTGCTCGTTCACTTCCCCGAACTCAGGCTCGTATTACGGCAAGTGGCTTGACGAGGCGATCCGCGACGATCGCGTGTGCCGTGTCACTTACGATCCCAAGTTGCCCGTCTATACGGCATGGGACCTTGGCATGGACGACAGTACCGCTATCTGGTGGTTCCAGCGTTCCCCTGGTGGCGAGTGGCGATGGCTGGAATATCACGAGGACAGCGGGCAGGGCTTCGACTACTACGCCAAATTGTTGCACTCGAAACCCTACGTTTACGGCAAGCATTATTTGCCGCACGACATCGAGGTTCGTGAATTGAGCAACGGCGGAAAATCCCGTCGCACCACGCTTCTCGGTCTCGGCATCAAGCCGATTTTCGTCGTTCCGGCCGCGAACCCCGCCGATCGTGTTAGCGCCGTTCGCCAAATCCTGCCGCGCTCGTTCTTCGACTCCAAGGGCTGTGAGATCGGCATCAAGAAATTGCGTGGCTACCGACGCGCCTGGAACGAGCACATGGGCGTCTGGCGTGCCGAGCCGGTCCATGACGATGCCTCGCACGGCGCCGACGCGATCGGCACTGGCGTTCAGGGTTCGACCGATCCCGAGAACGCGGTTAGCAAGTCTGTCATTCCCCCGTTCACCCATCGTCCCCTGCCCGTGGCTTCCGGGCGGTGGGCTTCGCTCTGAAAGGCACTCAATTCATGGCCGATAGCAAACTGGTCCGCAGCGCACAGGACGGCGGGAAAATGGGCAAGACAGCCCCGGCCGGTGGCGGTCGCGACACGATGCCGAAAGGTGACGGCCTCAAGCGCGCATGGGCCGATCAGACCAGCAAGCCGTCCGTGCTGACGAACATGGACGCCGCGAAAAAGCGCGTGAAGTGACTGAGATCGAGGCTATCGCGCACCTTGAACAGTCCCTACGCGACAAGGACGATATCATCCAGGCTCAGTATGCGGAGTTGGCTTCGACCCGTCACAGGCTCGACCAGGCCGTGGAAATGCTCAACGAAATGCGCGCGGAACTGAACCGGAGGAAGGTGGCGTGAACCAGAATTATCGTGATCGTCCCGCATCGTCGTCGAGCAGTTCGCCGTTTATCGAGCCTCGCGTTGATCCTGGCGTGAACACGATCCGTCCCGGTCGCGTCGATCGTCCGTCGAAATTGGCGCCGGCTCCGCCAAAGGACAGCCCGCAGACCAGTTACCCGAAGACGCGCCGTTGAGCGCATCGGGCGAAATGACAGATGCGGAGCGGCATTTGCTGACCGTTACAGCCAGTGTATTACTCGTTTTGCTCGCACGAACCGAGCATCATGATCTCGTGCAAACGCTGATGACGGCGCGCCAGGCGTTGAACACTCCGTCAACCTCTTCCGAGATCGGGCACGGCTGATTTGTCCGACACGCTCGACAGCGACGACACAATCCAATCGGTCGGTGGCCGTAAATATCAGGCCGTGGTCAACCGCGCGCATCGACGCTGGCGTAAATGCCAACAATGGGAACAATTCGCTCGCACCCATTGGCAAGAAGATTTGAAATTTGCCAATGGTGACGCTTACAACAACTGGCAGTGGCCGTCTGATGTTTATCAGGATCGTGGCGCGCGTCCATCTCTGACGGTCAACGAAGTGCGCGTGCGGAACCTCCACATTATCAACGAGGCCAAGCAGAACAAGGCGAGCGTCAAATACCGCCCGACCGGCGGCGGTGCTACACAGGCGGCGGCGGAGGTCTACGAGGGCCTGTATCGCCACATCGCCAACGTCTCCAACGCGCAGATGGCGCAGGGCACCGCGATCGAGTTCCAGGTCGATGCCGGCCTCGGGTTCACGCTGATTGAGTCCCGCTACCTGGATGCCGATCCGACCCCCGGACCGGACGCGATGGACCAGGAAATCATCATCTCATCGGTGAAAAATCCTCTCGCCGTCATGCTCGATTGTGACTGTGAGGAACCTGACGGAACCGGATCACGCTACGGGTTCATCTTCTCTGACCGTCCCAAGGATGAGGTCATCGAAGAATATCCGGAACTGCGCGACCGCCTGACAGTCTCCAACTCCGTCGATGGCAATGATGCCGGCTGGATACGCGACGATCATGTGCGCGAGTGCCGCTACTACGAGGTCGAGGAAGAAAAAGACGAACTCGTGTGCGACGATGAGGGCGTGACGGTTTATCGCTCTGACGTTCCGGCCAAATTATTCCGGCAGTGGGAAGATGACGCGGAGGAACAAGGCAAGAAACTCCGTCGCCGCGACACGATCCGGAAAAAGGTCAAGTGCTATCTGATTATCGGCAACGATGTCGTTGGTGAACCGGACGATTTGCCTGGCACCAGCGTTCCGATCATTCCATGGAACGGGCGTGTCACGCTGATCGACAAACATCTTGATCGTGTGTCTCACACGCGCGGGATGATCGATGCGCAACGGATGCTCAATTACAATTGGTCCGCATCGATTGAGTATGGTGCGCTCCAGAGCAAGTCACCGTGGCTGGCACCCGTTGCCGCGATCGGTGATTACATGACGTATTACGCGACCTCGAACGTGGTCAATCACGGCGTCATTCCGTGGGTCCACCGCGACGAGGAAGGTCGGGAAATTCCCGCGCCATCGAAAATGCAGCCGCCAACCGCCGCTCCGGTCTACATGGAGGGCGTGCAACTCGCGCAGCAGTTTATGCAGTCCGCATCAGGCCAATACGAGGCCACGATGGGCCAGCCCGGGAACGAGCGCAGCGGCAAGGCAATCAACGAACGCCAGCGTCAGGGAGATCGCGCGACCTACCACTTCATCGACAATCAGGCGCTTGCCATTCGCCGGCAGGGCACGATCATCAAGGAGTGGATTCCGGTGATTTACGACACCGCGCGTGTCGCGAAAATCATCAACGCCAAAGACGAAGAAGAAGAAATCCAGATCGACCCGAACTCGCCAGATGCTCATCGCGAAAAGGCGATCGGTGACGCCATTCAGCGCATTTTCAATCCGATGATCGGGAAATATGAGGTCGTTTCGGATGTTGGGCCTGACTACGGCACGCAGCGTCAGGAAGCGTTCAACGCGATCGTGCAAATTTTGACGCAGGCGCCGGAACTCATCAACAAAATCGGTGATCTGCTGTTCAAGGTCGCTGACTTCCCGTTGGCCGATGAGATGGCTGAGCGTCTGAAGCCGGGTCTCGACCCAGCCGCGCAACAGGCCGTCACGCAGCTACAGCAGGCGCTCCAGGTCGCGCAGGCCAAGGGCATGAACACCGAGAAGCTGCTCGCGGAAGCCATGCAGGCGCTTACCGAAGAACGGCTCAAGGTCAAGGCCAAGGACAGCGACAACACGATCGAGGCGTTCGACGCGGACACGAAGCGTCTGGCGGTGGTCAAGGACATGATCCCGATGGACCCAGCTGCGATGCAGGCGTTGATCGTGCAGACGGTTCGCCAGGCATTGCAGGACAATCTTGGTCCGGTCGTGGCGACGTTGCGCGGCGGGCTGGAGCAGTCCACAAGCGCATCTGGTCCTCCGGGCGCGACTGGCGCGTTGCCGGTCAAAGTGCCCGATGTGGGACAGCAGGCGGCGCAGCCGGGAGGGATGTGACATGACCTCGATGAACGAACTTGTGGCGCTGCGTGATTTGGATGCGAAGTCTGCGCTTGAAGCGTCCCGGCATGAGATCGCGATTTGCAAGGCGCACCTCGCAGCCTCATGGGAACGCGAACAGGCGCTCGACGTGACGATCCGTGAATTGCGCCGCGAATTGGCACAGGCGCACGATTTGCTTGGTCGAGTCGAAGCGACCGCCGCGCCGTTGAAATTCCCGATATCGGACTGGACGCGCGACATGATATGGTCCGATAGCCGGAGGGTTGGCGGATGAGCCTGAAACGTCCGCACATTGGCCGCAAGACCGCTGAATTGTCGCGCTTGTCCGGTGCGAAAACCGGGCTGAACGCGCATCGCATGGTGGCTGAGTGCGCGCTGCAAATGGCCGAGGCGTTGTTCGAGAAATTCGCGACGGACAACGATTTCTACCGCCGGATGAGAGCGCAAGGACAACTAACAGAGAAGCAAGCGCGTCTTGTGTTCGTGGAACGTGTCGCGCCTAGATTGCTGGAGGATGCTCGACGCGCGCTCACTGACTGCCTGACGCTTGACGACGACGTGATGCCACGCAAACAGAAAGACGAGATCGCGGCTGCGTTGGTCCTCGACACCGATCTCCGTGCCAATCGCTTTGTTGCTGCTGAGAACGCGACGATCCCGAGCACGTTGCACTGATAAATGTCGCGTAATCCCCTGCAACCCGATGAAGATCAGAGGCTGGCTTACCCGCTGGCTCCAGCTTCGTGGCCCGGACAAAATCAGGGCGCCGCGACGGATACATGGCACAACTGGATGGGTCGCCTGTCGGACTGGTGGAACAGCGGGCAGCAGGAACAGAAGCCGATCTGGAACCCGAATAATCCCGTTGGGACCGAGACAGTTCAAAGCATGGGAATGCCTCAACCGACCGTTTACGCGGGGCCTGTTGGGCAATTCGTGGACCCATATACTGGACAACTGACAGAGCAAGGCGCGGCCCGGTTGGAAAATCCAGCCATGGGATTTGGTCCTGCTGATGTGGGCGCTCTGGGCATTGGAGCAATCAAGAGAATGGCTCGCCCCTCGGTGGCCCCGGCGGCTACGGTAAGTGACATCGGAGGCGGCCAGCGCGGCATGATGGCAGTGCCTAGCCTTCGAAGCATGACCCCGGCTGACGCGGCTCTGGCGGCGGCGAGTGAGCCGCACATCATCCCGAAACCCGATGGTGGTTTTATTGGCGCTCCAGCGAATGTCCAAACCTTGGATGATATCGCGCGGATGCGAATGAACTTGGACGATGCGATCGACAAGGGCGCCATGGGCCGTGACTGGTATCAGAAATCCCGTGGTTGGATATCCAACATTACCGGTTCCGGCTTTGACCCGGTGACAGGCGCTCCTACGCATGGTGATCCCACGGAAGCACGACGCGCGGCGGAGGGGATCGCCGCGTTCTCTCCGCAGTCTGATCCGAACACTAATCTACAATTTACCATGCAGGCGCGTAATGCATATGAACGCGGCGAGCCATTGCCGCTGGTGCGAAACACACAGCAAGCCACGGGCTACAACACTGGAATGGCAGCCAAGGATGTCGCGCGGGCGGCGGGTGAACCGGAACCTGACATCAGGCTTGGTCCGAAAACACAGCCGTTCGGATGGCATTTGTCGCCGGATCGTCCATACGGCACAACCGGCGTAAATGATATTTGGCACGCCAGGTCATTTGGTTACACCGATCCGAATGGTGGCGAGTTCTCTGGCACGCCATCGGCGCAACAACATATGTTCATGGATTACGAGACGGTGCTGGCGATCGACAGAGCGAACGCGAGAAAAGCCGGTGGGTTCACGGACTGGAACGCGGCGAACGTGCAGGCCGCGCCTTGGGTGGCGAATAAGGAAGCGAGTCTCGCCGCGAGATATCCAAACTGGAGTCCAGAAAAAGTCCGAGAGACGGCTCTGAAGACATATCCGGACTTCGCGTCTGGTTCGACGGCGTATATGCCGCATGAGCAAATGCCGGGTCAGAGCACGGGTCTGCTTGGCATGATCCCGCCGGAAGATGCGGCGAATTTCTCTGGTAAGGCAACGTGGAAAGACCCGGTGACCGGGCGCGACACGCTGACCGGAGATATGTTCTGGCAACCGGGGATGCCGGATACCACGGGAACATACCGCAACAGCCAGGGCGGCTTCGAGATGAACCCGGCGCAGACGGCGCAGCCATTAGTCGATTTCGTCGCAAATGATCCAGCCGCGCCCACTGCGCCGCGCGAAATTCATCCGGGCACACAGGCTGCTCTAACAGGATCGTCCTACGCGCGTGGCTTGATTGACGCGCAAGAAGGCACTCCTTGGCACTACATCGACACACGCGATGCAGTCCCCGTGAGAGACGCGACCTCGATGCGCCTGACCGGGCAACGTCCAACACCGGATCAGTTGGAGAAATTGCAGGGAGTCGCGGATAAGCATGGCTATTTCCTGTCCGACACGGGGGATGGCGTTTCCCTGATCCATGCCGGTAATCCAGAGTCCCCCGCGAGCGGTGCGGATTTAAAAGCGCGTCTGAAGGGCGGTATGAAGGCTGAGATAGACGCGGCTCTGCCAGGGACAAAGACCACCACGGGGCGCGCATCAGGGGATTACGCGGACCTGGCTGACGAACTGGCACAAGGCGTGATGGGTCAGGGCCGTGCGACCGACAAGGTTCTTGGCGAATTGGACAACATGCGGACCAAGGCTCCTCGCATGTATGAGAAATTGGTTAATAACCCCGCCATCGCGACCAAGGCACAGGCGAATCTGGACCGCCTCACGCCGGAGATGCGCGAGGCGCGACCAGACTACGAGCGAATGCTCCAAATCCTTGCAAACGGCAAATTGAAGGGGTTCATGGAGCACGTCACGAAATATGGCTCTGTTGGGCTACCGGTTGCACTGGCGACATTCGCCGCTGGTAGACAGTCTAACGATGAATGATCTGTTGAAGCCGTTCGACGGCGATGGGCGCCACCATGATCTGGTCGCTTCCGCACTCGTAGCAGCGCAATTCTTCGCGAAAATACGATGCCACGCCGGTTTCAGGCGCGGCCTGATTCCATTGGTATCCGCATTTGGCGCAAAAGACACGGAAGGGGCGTTCGGAGAGCAATCGCTCCGCTTCTCGGCGGTTTCTTTCCGCCCAGCGCACATAAGCCTCATGCCGGCGGCGGGTCCACTCTGATATGGTGACATGCATCCTTCGTTCCTTCTCGATCAAGGGCGTCGGTCAGGGGCGGCTGGTGCGCTGTAACGCGCCAACCGTCCCGCACCATAGCACAAATCGTGGTGGGAAGGGAGTGGATTACCCCATCCGACCGAAATATGCCGCGTAACCCGTTGCAACCGAGCGAGGACACAGGACTGGCTTATCCGCTCGCACCCGCGAACTGGCCCGGACAGAACACCGGCGCCACCGCGAACGCATGGCAGGACTGGATGGGGCGCATCGCTGACTGGTGGCACCAGGGCACCCAGGCTCAGATGTGGATGCACCCCAATGACCTATTGCCACTATTTATGGGTCCGAGCGACATGCAACCGATTCCGCCGGAGGACACTCGCTCCTACTGGCTGCGGAACCTGATCGACAACACCCTGCAACCGAACCCGAACGTCGATCCGCGTTTTGAGATTAAACCGGGTGATCCCCGGGACTATTTGCAGGACCGTCTGCCGTTCATGGGCAATCAGCATGTTCCGCGCCCGTTCACAGAGACGTAACCCCATCCGGCGGGGATCAGCCGTGACGACTGACCAGAGGACCAAATGAGCGAGACACAAACCGCCGAACCGACCGAATCCGCGCCTGTTTCCGACGCCACGGTTGAGACTACGCCAGAGGTCCAGACCGAGGCATCATCGGATCAGGTCGCGGAGCCTGCCGAGACACAAGCCGAACCGGAGCAACCGAAGCCACGCCGCGCGGATCGACACGTCGCCAATCTCACGGCTCGACTGAGTGCGAAGGAAGCCGAGGTCGCCGCCGCTGAACGCCGCGCCGCAGCTGCCGAAGCCATGCTACAGGCCGCACGCGAGGGCAACGGCACCGGACAGCCGCAGACGTTCCCCACGGATATTGAGGCCCGCGCCGATGAGATTGCCCGCCAGCGTGAGTTTAACAAACGCCTGACGGACATCGACACAGCGGGGAAGAAAGAGGCGGGCGGCGAGACGTGGGAAGAAGCCAAGTCGATCCTGACCGGCCTCGGCGCGACGCAGAACCAGGCGTTCCTCGAAGCACTGGCCGAAACTTCGAACCCCACGAAGATATTCGCCGCACTCGCTGACGACAGCGATGAAGTCGTGGCGCTGCTGAAGAAATCTCCCGCCGCGATGGCGGCACACCTCGGAAGGCTGGACGCGAAAATGGAAACGACTGCCACACCACGCGCCAGTTCCGCGCCGAGACCGCCGGCACCGCTACGGACACCCGCCGTGCAGCCCGAACCCGACCTCTACGACGAGAAGCTGTCCATGAAGGAATGGGCGGCGATCTGGGATAAGCAGGCGCCACGGTCACTCGGAGGGCGTCGCTAACCCTCAACCTCTAACCCGCGCTCGCCGGATCGCGAGCCAGATCGGGACTGTAACCCTGACGGCGTGCGTAAGTCTAAGATGTGACGGCTACACTTCATTCTCCATCTTGGCTGTATTGGCATCATCCCGACAAGAACTGTTTCAGTGAGTTAGGGCGATGCCGCGTGTAATGCAGTTTAGGAGATAGTTACGATGGCCGATCGCTTGCTCACAATCGACATGATAACCCGTGTGGCCGTAAGGCTTTGGAAAAATACAAATGCGTTCATGAGGAACGTCAACACTCAGTACGATGACCAGTTCGCCCGCACCGGCGCCAAGATTGGCTCCGCGCTGCGTATCCGTCTGCCGGTCGATTACACCGTAGGCACCGGGCAGGCCGTGTCGTTTCAGGACACCGTGGAGAATTTCACCACGTTGACGATGGCGACGCAGAACAACGTCGGAATGTCGTTCCCGCAAATCGAACTCACGTTGCAAATCGATGATTTCGCGGAACGCTACATCGCTCCGGCGGTCAACAATCTCGCCGGCAAAGTGGCTGTCGGGATCATGGCAGGCGCCGAGGGCGGCGTGTGCAACTACGTGGACAACCAGGCGGCGGGCGCGATCATCAGCCCCTCGGTCAACACGATCCTGACCGCGAACGCCATTCTCGATACGCAGTCGGCGCCGATGATGAACCACAGATTGGTTGTGAACCCGTTCACCGACGCTCGCGTGGCCGGCGCGCTGTCGGGGCTGTTCAATCCATCGACTGAGATTTCCGAGCAGTATCGCAGCGGCAACGTCAAGAACGCTCTCGGCTTCGACTGGATGAAGGACCAGACGGTGCTCATGCACACCGCTGGCACATTCTCCGCCGGCACGGTCAATGGCGGTGGTCAGACCGGGACCACGATCACAACGAACGCGATCACGGGCACGCTGAAAAAGGGCGATATCATCACTTTCGCTCTGGTCAACGGCGTGAACCGGATTGAGAAGCAGTCCTACGGGCAGCTTCGCCAGTTCGTTGTCCTCGCGGATGTGGCATCGGGCGGCACGTCGCTGAGCATCTACCCGCCGCTGATCCCGTCGAACCTCGGTAACGACGTGCAATACCAAACCGTCGATGTCTCGCCCGCGAACTCGGCGGCTGTCACGTTGGTTTCGCCGGCCAGCGCGGTTTATAGGAAAAATATCGCATTCACCCCTGACGCCATAACAATGGCAACAGCAGACTTGGAAATTCCTCCTAATGTCGAGTCTGCGCGACATGAACTTGACGGAGTTTCAATGTTGATGGTAAGACAATACATCATTGGAACTGGCGTAACTGGCACAAGAGTTGACGTTGTCTGGGGAGTATTGTGGCTCCGACCAGAGTGGGCCGTGGTTATTCCAGATATAGTCTGACGGTCAAGTAAAGCCATGTTGACACATCTTCAGGGCATGGTAGGATCGGGACAGGCCAGCATTCGCGTGCTGGCCGCGCCCCTAACCTTTCACCTGAGGACCCAGGCTATGGCTGACTACAGGGCTAACATGCCGAACCGCGACCGCCTAATGGAACTCCTGTCGTATGATCCTGCGACGGGGATTTTCGTGTGGCGCAAGAAAGTCGGAGCAAGGGCTTTGGCCGGCGCGGTGGCTGGCGGAACTTACAAAGATGGCTATCACTACATCGCATTCGATCGGAAGATTTACCGAGCCGCCAGATTGGCATGGTTCTACGTCTATGGCGATCCCGTGCCAGAATATATTGACCATGAGAACCGGAACCGTTCAGACAATCGAATCGCCAATCTTCGTGAAGCGACCAACTCCGAGAATTGCAGCAATTCCATCGCCCGGAAGAATAGCAAGTCTGGCATCAAGGGTGTCACATGGGCGCCAGATCGACAGAAATGGCTTGCCAAGATTTGCGTGAAATATAAGGCGAAGAAGTTAGGCTATTTCGCCACGTCTGAAGAAGCCGCAGAGGCTTATGAAATCGCCGCACGGGCGGCATTTGGCGCGTTCGCCAGAACCAAGCAGGAGACCCAATGAGCGGCCACATCAACCGAGCGCAGACCAATTTCCTCATGCAAGGCGGGGCGTATCAGTTCGGCCTCGCCAAGCTACAGGAGGACGGAGTTCTGGCGACGGACTACGTTTACCACGAATATCCGCGCATCGTTCGGCTGTCGCGTGGGATTCAGACCTTCAAGCGTTCCACGGACACCTGTGACAAGCGGGTGATCGAGTGGGAGGAAACGAAAGAGGTTTTCGAGGACATCGTTGTTTACTCCGAGGAGGAGGAGGAGCGCGTGACCTCGGGCGGGAAGTCATCCGTGCAGATGGAGGAAGACCGTCTGGGCCTGCTTCAGCGGGCGCGAAACATGGGCATCCCAGCTGATCCGAAGTGGTCGGCGGTTCGTCTGCGTCGCGAGTTGGGCGATGCGTTGGACGCGCCTGCCCCGGGCGATGAGATGGCGAAACTGGAAGCGGAACTGGCCTCACTGCGGAAAATGGCCGCGATGCAGGCGGAGATTGACGCGCTCAAGGCTCAGATCGGTGGGAAGCCTGCTGTGCGTTCCGAGCAGCCTTTGACCTCGCCTCTGTCATCGCACCAGGACGCGGACGAGATCGATGAATTGCGCTCGCAACTGACCGCGCTTGGCGTTGAGTTCCACCATCGGCACGGCGCGACGAAACTGCGGGAATTGTTGGACATGGCGACGGCTCCGGAGGGCGCGCGATGACACCGCTGGAAATTCTGGAGGAAGGCGCCAAGGAAGCCGAGGCGGCGCTTGAAGAACTGAAGGCGCTCTGGGAGCGTGAGGACGAGGCGACCAAGGCCAATCGGGCGGCGGTGCTCGAAGCCCACGCGCAGGGCGCCAGGGACCGTGATGAGGCGCGTCGCGCGATGGGGGGTGTGTCTGCGCCGCCTGCCCCGGAAGCGGATGCTGAGCGTCCCAGGGCGTCATCGTTGCCTGTCACGCCACTCGCCGCGTTGGACCAGGACAAGAAGAAAGCTTGATGCCGCTCACGACGCCTCAGGAGCAGATCAACTTCGGGCTGCGCGCGATCGGAGTGCTTGGCACTGGTCAGACCGCGCTCCCGGAGGACTACCAGGACGCATTCGCCGCGCTCAACGGCATGGTGGCCGGGTGGAACGCCAAGCGGTGGCTCGTCTACCACCTGGTTGACGTGTCGGTGCCTACGACCAGCCAGATTTCCTACACGGTCGGTCCTGGCGGGGATTTCAACGTCGCGCGGCCAACGCGGCTTGAGGCGGCATATCTGCGTCAATTCATCAATTCATCGCCAAATCACGTCGATTATCCGCTGACCATTTTGCAGTCGCGCGAGGATTATTCGTCCATCGCGCTCAAGACGTTGGGATCGTGGCCGGTCGCGATTTTCTACGACAGCGATTTCCCGGTTGGTTCGGTGTTTCCGTGGCCGATCCCGAATCAGGCCGGATTTGAGTTGCATCTGATCCTGAAAGCGACGTTGCGGCAATTCGATAGTTACGTGCAGTCGATCAATTTGCCGGATGAATATACCGAGGCGATCTGGACCAATCTCGCCATTCGGTTGTCCTCGATTTACCCCGGATCGACACTGACAGAACAAGTGATCGGTCTCGCGAAGGCATCGCTTGAGACGATCCGCACGGCTAACGCGCAAATCCCCCGGATGGAGTTGCCGACCGGGCTGGTGAGGAAGCCGCTCTACAATATCTACTCGAACCTCCGATACTGAATGTTACGGGAGTGAAAACAAATGGCTGACGACACACTGATCCTGACCGGGCCGACGTTCCAGCAAAAGACGCCATCCACCATTTTGGTCACGCCGACTGGTGGCACTCAGGGCAATCTCGCTGACCTCATCAATGGAGGCACCGTCACCACTTCGGTATCCGCCACGAACCTGAGTTACACGGGTTTGCTGCACAACTCGATCACGAACAGCATCACGGCGAGCACGACGCAAACATTGGCCGGCGCTGTCGCGATCAACACTGGCATCGCCATCGTGACGAAGGTTGGCACAGCGGGCGATGCGGTAAAGTTGCCTCCCGTGGCCGCGACCGGAGGAAATGAGGTATGGATTTTCAACAACGGCGCATCGGCCATGTCGGTATTCCCGGCTGAGACTTCGACCACGATTGATGGCGGCACGACGGCGGCGGCTGTGACGATGACGAACTCGAAAAACGCGGTCTTCATTCAGACCACTGGCACGAGTTGGATCAGCGCGCAGGGCGGCGCCAAGAGCGCGTAAATGGCTCGTGTGAATCTCTCTGGTGGTAGCTACGAGGCCCGCAGTGTAATCGCGTCAGCGGTGCGTTCGGTCAACCTTTACGGGGAGAAAAATCCCGACCAGTCGCCCGCGCCGTTCACTTACTACGGCTGTCCGGGCCTGACATCGCTCGTGAAGCCCGTCGCCAAAGCGCCAGGACGCGGCCTGTATTGGGCGAACAACGGCACGCTGTATTATGTGACGGGTCCGACGGTTTACGCTGTGAGGGCCGAGACGACGACACCGTTCACATGGATCATGACGAAAGTCGGGTCCATCGCTTCGACCGCTGGCCGCGTGAGCATGGTCGATAATGGGACCACGCTGGTGCTGGTGGACGGGACGGCGCTTGGATATCAGATTGATCTCGTCTCGAACCAACTCACTCCGATTAACGCAACTAACAATAATCCCGACCCGCCAACATCAGGGGCGGTGTTCGCGTTCTATGGCGCGGATCGGGTGGATATCATCGACGGGTTCATGGTTCTGAACCAACCAGGGACGCGGAATTTCTACAGCACGTATCTCAATGAAGTGAAATTCGACTCGCTGTTTTTCGCGGCGAAGAACGGATATTCCGACAACCTCGTGACGATTATTGTCATGAAGCGGGAAATCTGGCTGGTCGGTGAACGGACATCCGAGGTTTGGTTCGATGCGGGGGCCGCTGATTTTCCGTTCCAGATCATGCCAGGTCCGTTCGTTCAGCACGGGTGCATCGCGAAGTCGTCCATCGCTCAAGCCAACGGGGCCGCGTTCTGGCTGTCGCAGGATCAGAATGGTCAGGCGATCGTGGTCCGCACCGAGG